CCAGAATCACCCGCATCCGGTCGGCCACGTCCCGGGCTTGTTCGTAGGTCGTACCGTAGATGCCGTACTCGACTGTCACCCGTGGCATCCCGGCCGGACGCCCGAGAGTCTGGGCACGCTCGATGCCCGTTCGACGCCAGGTTACGAACGGCAGCGTGGCTGTCGCCGGGGCCAGCACCGGGTAGATCCGCAGGCCCACGAGGGTGGTGACGTTGGTGCTGCCGACGAGGGCGGTACGCAGAACGGCTTCGGGGGATTTGAGAGGCATCACTTCCTCCCCTTACCAAACGGGCTGGCCATCTCTTTCAAAGCGTTGTTCAGAGATACGGTCATTTGCTTAGCCAGGACTGATTTCATGGCTGGCAGGCTGCGTTCGTACGCCGTCCGCACGGGAGGAACGCCGCCCTTGCCGCCAATCGGAAAGCTGCCCAGGTCAACGGTGTCGCCGTCGCCCTTGCGAACCACTCGGATAAATCCCTTGGGCGGCTTTGGGTTGCTGACGACTTTGCCAGACCGGCCCGACACAATCGCTTTGATTTTGCCGGTTCTCTTGAAGCTCGATGCAATGTTTGATTTTGTGCGACGCTGCTTGGTGCCAAACTCAAGAAATCCGCCGTGCGAGCCCTTTTGATTTTTGCCCAAATCTTCTGACCGCTTGCGTGGCGGCGCGACGTAGCCAGCCAGTGCAACCGCAGCGCCGGGGCTTTTGGCTGGGTTGCGTGATTTAGGGCTGCCCGTGTACCGCTTTACCTTTTTGGCGATTGCCCTTTTTAGGTTGCCGGTCGGGCCGCGCGGCGTAAGTGTCTTGAGCAACCGAAACGCCGGCTCGATTGTTTTGTTTAGCGCCGCACCCATGTGCTTGGCTGCGATGTTGCGGGGCAGCAGTTCGTACGCCTGCTTGAGCTGCTTTAGCTCCGGGAACTCCACGCTGATGTCGATGCCTCCTGCCATCAGACCTGCTCCTCGCAGATGGCAACGTGCTCGGTGCGGTTGCCGTACTCGAGCAGGCTGACGATGTTCAGCGTGCGGTTGCGCCACGCCAGCCGCATGTTCTGATTGAGCCCTGGCAAGTACCGCAGCCGCACCCGGTGCGTGATCGTCACTTCCTGCTGCCCAGCATCCAACGCTTCCCGAGCCGACACGCCCTCCACGCTGGCCCACACGGCCGAGGTGGTCGCCCAGCTCAGCACCGTCTCGCCGAGCGAGTTTGTCGTGCCGCTGGCTACCTCGACGGTGACACGCTCCCGCATCTTGCCGGCGTCAATCATCGGTACGATCCCCACCGCATTGAGTCGAGAAGCGACTCAACTCCGAAAGGAACGTCCTGCGGCACGGCACCCGTTGACACGGTCGCGCCACGGGCTTCATACCAATGGCTCACCAGCATGAGGATGGCGTGCCGGATCGCCACGGGGACGCTCGAGCCGCTGGCACCGTAGCCGGCCCACCACGTGACCGTGACGGCGTTGTAGTCGTCCAAATTCGCTGGCCACGTCCCGCTCCGCAGCTGCCTCACCACGCCGGGCGTGCTGTTGCGGTCCACCCGGTAGTTCGCCTCGGGCAGCGTCGTGGTGGAATCGTCGCCCAGCGTGTACGTGACCACCACAGCCGTCGTTGTGCCGGCCGTAGCCATCGGCGGGCGTGGTAGCTCGATCTCGTACGGGAAGGCGTCCAGACGCATCGTGAGACGCTGGTGGACGATTGCCCGGTCAAGATACTCCTCCACCCACTCACGGGCAGCCGTGATGAGCGTGCCGATGTAGGTGTCGTCCGTGCTCGTGTCCACGCGGCAGTGCGCCTTCGCCTCCGCGAGCGTCACGGGCTCGGCGACCGGGGCAGTGGCGACAGAGAGGCTGCGGTACTTCACGGCTTACGCTTTCGCTTGAAGGTGGCGTCGGCCCGCTCGACCACCGGCTCCAGGGCCGCCGTCTCTATTTCCTGCTGCGTCTCTTCGATAGCCAGGCCGCGTCTGATCCAGTCGTTCGCCATGCCATCAGGCACGTCAGGCAACACCTGGCCGCGTCGGTATACGCGGTAGCTTTGGGTCATTCTTATTTTCATTCCTGGGGCACACTCCATGCAGTTTCGGGGCGTTTCAGCGTGTTGCAGAAGTCGGTGCTGTACTGGAACACGGGCTTCGTGAAGTTCTGGCCTGGCCAGGTCACCACGTACTCGCCGTGGCCCAAGACCACACGGGGCGTGACGTAAACCTTGTTGCCGCTGTCTCGGAAGTTCTTCCAGGCATATATGTCCGCATCTAATCTGCCGTCGTTCCACGAGCCGTCCGGTGCCGGCTCAGAGCGAAACCACGGTTTCTTGGTTCGCTTGAGGGCCGCCGTGGAGATGATCGTGCAGCCGAAGTGGGCGCTGTCCACTTCCTGCACGGGCTCGGCAAACCACGACATCGGCAGCGTCGTCTGGCCATCCTGGGGCGGCTTGAGCAACGTGCCCTTGAGCGTGAGCATGGGCCTGCCGTCTTCACGTTTGGTCTGCAGCCCGGTAAGGGCGTCGCATTGGAAGGTCATCGCCAAGGCGAACAGGTGCTCCACGTCTTCCTTGGTGAAGAACGTGTCGTAGTCGATCGTGAGCAGATACTCGCACTTGTCCACGAACTGCTCGAACACACGCTCCATGCACTGATCCCAGAACGCTCCGGTAACTTTCGTGGGCCGGATGCCCAACGGCATGAGTGCCTGGGCCCAGGTAAAGAAGTTGTCGTTGAACCCCAGCCGAGGCATCGAGAACACAGCCTCGACCCGAACGTCAACCTGCGAACCGCCGACCTTGACGAGCATGTGCGTGACCCAAAAGAAAACGGCTGGCAGAGCGTTGTGCCCTGCCAGCCGTCCAGTGTGCTCAGAGCGTCAAGCGTCAGCCGGCCGTGTTGACCGACACGCCCTTCGTGGCGGCGTTGTACGGGGCCTCTTCGGCCCGCGACAGCCGGGCCGCGATCACGATCACCGCGTCGGTGTTTGGCGACGTTGCGACGGCCAGGTAACGCTTCTTGCCACGGCAGTCCACCTCAAGGCGGCTGATGGTCATGGTCGTGGACACCGTCTGGCCGGCGTAGGCCGCCGGCTTCATGTCGCCCGTGAACCCGGTCACGTTCTCGGTGACGGCGTTCGACGCATCGCCCTGCTTGAGCGTCAGCGTCTGGGCCACGCTCGAGGTGCTCGCCACAGGGCCGTAGATCACGTCGATGCTGGCGTAATCGTAGCCGAGGGTGTCGAGGGTCAAGGTGTTGGTCTGGGACGAGGTAAAGACCGCGTTCTTGCCGCTGACGACGCTCTTGGTCGCTGCTACAGAAATCATGTCAGAGATTCTCCTCGAGGGTCAGAGGGTCAAGAGTTCGCCGAGTGCGTACGGAGGGCAACCACCGGGCCAACCTCGGTCGTCGATCCCAGGCTGTGGAAGTTCGCGGTGGCCCGCACGACGCCCGAGACGAGCGTCTGGTCGAGCTCCACAAACCGCTCCTGGCTCACCCGCAGCTGGTAGCCCTGGCGAAGACCAAGGGCACCGGCCATGGCGAGGTCACCGAAGAGCACCTTCACCTTCGACACGTCCGTGCCGAGGGTGCTGTTCATCGGGTGAACGAGCACAACCGGGTAGCCCATGAACGTCAGGCCGAAACCCTGAGCGACGCTCACGCTGCCACCTTGGGCCAAGTCCAGCCGCTGCATCGAGGCGTGGTAGCCAGCCGGCGAGATGTACCACCGAGCGCCGGGCAGGGCGTAGCGCGGACACTTCGCCATGACCGCAAGGAAGTCTTCCTTGTCGAGCGTCTCGAAGGCACCGTTGTTGGTGGCAGCCGTGACGAGCGAGGCCGAGTAGGCCGCGTCGGTCAGCTTGACCGTCACGCCGTAGTGGCCGCCGTAGGTCGAGGTGCCGTCACCGATGAAGACCGCTTCGTCCAGGGCCTTGGCGATGGCGAGCGAGTGCTCGGTGGCGATCAGGTCCGCAACGCCCACGCCGTCGGCGAAGAGCTCGTTGCTGACCTTGGTCGCCACGCCGAACTTCTGCGCCACGAGCTGCACCTGCGTGCCGGTCATGTCGCTGTAGGAAAACTCGGCGTTCTCGCCCATCCACGCGCCTGACACGCCGCTGATCCGCTTCGGGATCGACAACACGTCCGAAGACATGTTGAAGTTCTGCAGGGCCGTCGGAGCCACGCCGTACGTCTCGACGTTGCGAATGATGGTGGCAGACATCTCCTCGGGCACGGCGAAACCGCCGGCCGAGTTGACGCCACCGACCATCGTGCGGGCCTCGACCCCGTGGTCATGGCACCACCGCTTCGCCTCGGCGTCTCCCGCGTAGGTGGCCTGGAGCCACTTGCCGACGCGGTAGGCGTCCTCGTGCGAGCGGAACGCCTTCAGCGTCCGACCGTCACGCACCGCCTCGATCCGGGCCTTCGGCTGCTCGGCACGCACCTCGGGGGCCGGGCTGCAACGCTCGGCGACACTGCGGAGGTTGGCAACCGACTCGGCGACCTTCGCCTCAAAGTCGATCTGCGACGACAGCGACTTGGCCTTGTCGGTCAGCCCCGAGAGCTCGAGGTTCCGGGCGTCGATGTCGGACTTGTTGTCGGAGTCGAGAGCGGTCAGCGCCTCGATGCGGGTCGCAACCTCGGCGGCCTCGTTGCGGAGCGTGCTAAGGCGGTCCATGCGTGATTTCTCCAGGGCGTGATTGCCGTGGAGTTCACAATCGCATTACGACCGTGGAGCCTTGCAGTAGCGAATTTGAGAATGTGTTGTTTTCACAAACGCCACCGCGCGAGCGCCGCACCGTGGGCAGCGTAGATACCGCTGCCGCTCGTCGCCGCACGCGCGGCTCGATCGTGTCCGCAGCTGTTCGCCGCATTGACAGCGTGGTCGGTCAGACATGCTTGGTTCGCAGGATGGCAGCCCAGGCGGCGGCGACGCCCCGCAGGGCCGAACGCGAACAGGCCACCTGGGCTGCCGGCTCCTGCGTCTGCTCGGCCAGCCACGCCTCGTATGAACGCATGGCGACGGCAACGCTGCTTGACGGGTACGCCGGGGTCAGAACTACGGAAACGTCATAAAGATTCCGCACTTCCCGAATCTGGCGAATCGGCCCGTCGTCGTCCTTGGTCCACTGCTCGTCTGAGCGAACGTCCAGAGTGAACGCGAATGACGCGCCGCGCAGGTCACGACGGCGGACCAGCTCAAGAGTGTCCCGGCCCACCTGGGTGTCGGGCGGCAAGATGTTCATCCGCAGCCCCTTGTCATCACTGGAGAGCTCCAGCGTGCCAGACGATGTGCGGCCAAGGATGAGGTCGGAATTGTGGTTAAGCAACGCCACCGTGTCTTGCTTGCCACGCTGCCGATTGAGAATCTTGTCGAACGCACCAGGCAGAATGATCTCGCGGAATTGAGTTGAGCCTTCACGCAGCGGCAAGCTCAGGCGGTTGTAGACGGCGGCATATCCCGCGATGACTTGCGTGCCGTTGGCGCGAGTCTCCAGGGTGAGGTCAGCCTCGGGCACCTCGTCAAACGCTAGGCAGCGGCGCTCAAGTTCCATCTGTCTCTTCCTCCTGGTCGTCCTCAACGTCGTCTTCCGGGCTGTCCTCAACCTCAAACACCGGCTCGGGTGCCGGCTCCGGCTGCGGCTCTTCGTCGGCAGCCACCTTTTCAAGCGTGGTCATGTTTAACTGGATGAAGTGCTGGTCGCCCTCGGGCCCCAGCGGGTTCATGTTCTCGAGCTCGCGGATCTCGTTGACGCTCATCCACCCGTTCTGCAGGGCCGACACGTAATAGGCCGACCGGCTCGCGTGGTCGCCACGCAGAAGCCCGGCCACGCTGTGCTCGGCGAAGTACGTCTCATCCTCGCCCTCCGCGAGCAGGTCGCGGGTAATGGCGGCTTCCCACCGCTTGAGATGCGGCAAGAGGCAGTGCTGCACGAACTCGGTGCCTTGCACCTCGATGTTCGAGTACGTGCTGCGGGTGAGGTCTTGAATCATGTGCGGCGGCACGCGGAACGCCCGGCAGATTTCGATGACTTGGTATTGCCGCGTCTCGAGGAACTGGGCCGCCTCGTTGGAGCCAGAGAGCTCGTGAGCCTTGACGCCGGCCGGCAGGACCGCCGTGCGGTGGGCCCGATCCGGGCCACGGTGCATCCGCTCCCATGACTC